TCCTCCAACAGGACGCATATCTGAATAATCATCAATTTCAGGAGTACTATTTTCATCAATAAATTCTGAATATTCTGGATTATCTTTAACCCATTGTCTGAAGTCTTCAAAATCTTCACTTATTGAAATATATTTTTTCTTATACATTTCATCCATGGTTTTTTCATATATTCCTTTTTCTTTTAAAAAATCATACCAATCAGATAAATCTATACACATTCTCACAATAGATGGTAGATATCCAGGGTATTTTTCTAATTCCTTAGCCCTATCTTTTATTTTATCATAATACCATTGCATTTTAATCCGCTCCTTTTTTTAGTCAATTAATAATACTGTTGCGGTTCTATTCTTATGATCCACATCAATAACTTCATATTTTTGTCTACGAGGCAAAGTAAATTCGTGTTCATGAGCAAATGATGAAAATCTTGAATCATTAGCAGCAATCCCTTTTTGACCTTTGTCTGCAAGAATTGTTATGTTATACCGAATTTCCTCATCAAATCCTTTAGCACTACTTTCCTGGAAGGAAGTACTTGTAACTTCATTCCATATTCCTACATCACCATTATTTAAATCTGCATCAAACTCTCCATAACGATATAATGTTGTTTTTTGACTCAAACCTTCAGTTTTTGCCATTGCAGAATCTATATGCTCTATATTTTGTTTTACTTCTCTAATAAATTTTTTTCTTTCTTTTTTAGATAATAGAGTAACATGATCCACATATTCCTTTGAATTTTTAATATAACCATTCACTTGCCAATGTTCAACACTGTAATATCTGTTTATAGCAGCTCTTTCCTCAGGTGTCCAGGCAATGTTTTTTTGAGCTGCAATCTGTTTACTCTCAAGAATAGACTTATCTATATCATACCCTATGTCCTGTATGTCAATTTTATATGCTGCTTTATCCACTTCGGTAACAGTATTTGTAGGTTTAGGATTGTAAATTAATTTTTCATATTTTAATTTTTCATTAGAAACATTGTTTAACTGTTTATTAAGTTTTCTTAATTCGTTTTCATCAAATGTTGAATTTATTTGATTTAATAAATGTTCTTCAGTTTTTACTAAATCAACATATTTCTTCTGTTGTGCACGATTAAGAATAGGACCTAATTTAGCGTATTTCTTATTTTGAGGCAATTTATTAAGTTTTTCAAGTAAAAATTTATTATACTCCTTTTTACCTCCAGAATCAACTATTCTTAATTTAACATGAATTAACTCCTCTCCAAGAGCTCCTTTAATTTTTTTATCATCAAATGCAACAATTTTCACTTTTGAATTTTTTAATAAGAACTCCATTTCATTAGCATAATTCTCACCATAATGTATGTTAGTAGGATTTGCAATTTGTCCTTGTTTGATTGGTGCTAAAAATGCTCCTTTCGTCCCCTTTGGAGCTTCAATTTCAAAAATATACTTCATCGGTTTGTCATTAGTTTCACTAAACCATAACGCTCCTTTTTTAGAGATTGATGAAGACCTGAAATCTGGAAGATCAACTATATCCCCCACTTTTGTACTATCCAGGAAATGTCCTTCTTGAACCCTCCATAATGTCAAGCTTTGTTTAAGTTGATTATTTAGGATATTATCTAATGTTTTTGTATCATAGGCTATATCCCTCGCCAAATCTAAACATTTTTCCCAAGTATCATACTTTTCATATGCAAATCTTGAGTTATATACGAATTTAGCATACCTTTCAACATCCCTATTACAAACAACATCAAAATCAGTGAACATTCTGTAATCTGGACCTAACCATCTTTCCGCCACGATTTTTTCACGAGGAGTCATATCCCGAGCATCAATAGTGAAATAATCTTTTATATTAGCTCCATCAGGAAGTAATCCCTCATCATCAGTTCCTTTGAATGTTTTAAAGTAATTTGTGTTTTTATCTAAAGGTATTTTAGATTTATAATCAGATACATAGATATCTAATAAATCATCACTTAAATTTAATTTTGATTTGTACTTTCTAAACAATTTAGAATATTCTCTGTATGCTTCATAATCTAAACCTTTATCTTGTTTATTTAAGGAATAAAGATAATTGAACCTTTGTTTGCTATATAAAAACCGTAATTCCTTAGCATCATCTACATCTAATTTACCTTCATTCAATAAACGTTTTAATAAAAGATTATTAAACCTTTTTTCTTCAGCACCAGTTATTTTAAATTTTGAAGAAAGCTCTTCCACAGCCCCATTAAAATTAGTTAATTTTTGCTGTCTTTTAGATGACATTAAGCTGAACTTAGAAGTATCTAACGATAAACCCCATTTTTCACCGTACTTGTAATAGGTTTTAATATATCTTTTGCTGTCTTCATAACTTAATTGCTCATTTGAATTATACTGTCTGTATGTACTTCCAAAATTGTTTTTTTCCATTAATTCTTTCAATTCTCTTTTTTCATCAGAATTAATTTCTCCTGATTTTTTCTTCATTTTAAGGTTGCGGTAATATGCACGTCCTTCAGGAGTAAATTCAAAGTTATCATCAAAAATATGTGCTGGTTTCGTTGTTTGTGATATTTTTGTTTCATTAAATGCTTTTAATAATTTATCATATTTTTGTTGATGTTTTGGAAGTATTTCTTCTCCTTCATCAAATAGTTCACGGAGCTCTCTTTTGTACTGCAAAAATTTAAGTTCTTTTCTCCGAGGATCCAATAAACCTATTTTTTCAGATTCTAATTTCGTTAATCTTTTTTCATCTTGTAATGTGAAATTCCATATTGGAGATTCAACTTTATTTTCAATTGTATTAACTGCTTTGTTTATTTCGAGTTTTGGTTGATTTACATATATTAAATCACTTTCACGGAAATACGGCATATTAGGAGCAATAGCCCCAGGAGGCAAAATATACGGCACACCATGGCACCTACAATTAACCCACTCTTTTATCGGCCCATTTTTATCCCCTGGATACTTTAAACCATTACTAAAAGTTCCCCCTAAGGGTATGATTTCACCATTGATTTCTTCATGTGTTTCACGTACACGATTATCTAAATGGGCATCCCATTGCAAATATTCAACATCCAAATCTTCAAATGCTTGCATTGTTCCTAATTCATGTGCAGAATGTGTTTCTGTTCTAGCTATTCTTTCAGCTTCAAAAGTTTTCAGTTGATTAAATTTTTTAGTTAATCGTCTTCCAACTTCTTTATACCCGACTCCTTCCCGATAAGAATCAACTAGAATATTATTGATGTCCTTGTCTACTCTTGTTAGGGTTTTTTGTGAAGCATTGAAAGTATCTTTTTCAAGTTTCGCTGCTGCAGATTTACTTGTACCAAACAATTGGTCTTTTTCTAAAAGACTGCTTAAATCTTCTGGATGAAATATGGGTGAAGTGTCACTTTTCATACTCACATGTTCTTGTATTTTATTCAACACTTCTAACTCTGCTAACTCATACCCTTTCTGGTATATGAATTGTTTAGACTCAAGAACATTATCATAATACAATTTATGCAATTCATGGATAGGTTCCAAAATAAGATCCACATGAGCTTGAAATAAAACGGTTGGCTGATAATACTCCCGTAAATTTTTGAAAATATTATCCTGCATTTTCTGAAAAATGAGCGATACTTTCAATTTAAGTTTTGATTCTGCTAGTGATAATTCGTCTGATTTTGTCTGAAAATGTTGTATCTGCTTTTGTGCTGTACTTGACATCCAAGCCATATTCTCCAGACTCTTCTGTTTCATCATACTTTGTAGCCTCCCCCACTATTTCATCATTTAACGCATTTAATACTGAATCTGCATATTCCGTATTATTTTGTGCTGCTTGTTGCCAAACCTGATCTAACGGAACACCATTCAAGTAATATTCATCAAGATAAGCATTATCTGTGACCTGACTTAAACCGAACTTATCTCCAACAAGTTTAATAATCTGATTTGGTGTGATTGAAGCCATATTAAACAATTTCTCAATAACATCAATATCTCTTGTAAAATCTTTTGGATCCATATCAGAAAGTACAAATTTCCAATCAGTTAAATCAAATTCATTTTTTAATAATGTGTTAATATCATACTCGTTTTCTGCTTTAATTGGAGCAATTGTACTGACTGTGTAGGATTTATCCGTTTGCTTTGCACTAGTTCCATTGAGATTCCCACTATCATAAATTCCAATCCTGGATGGATCTACACGATGAGCATGTATGACTTCATCACGATTATCTGTACGGAATAAACGAAAATCTGCTTCTCTTTGCTCAACACTTAAAGGCTGTATATTAATATCCACATTCCCTTCTTCTCCTTCGGAAGGGATTGTAATACACATTGCAGAATGAGGGTTTCTGATAACTTGTTGCAATTGTTGGTTAATTTGATATTTTAAAGTTTTAGTAGGGTCGTAATCTTCATCTTCAGGGTCTTTTTCATAATCTGCAAAATCTCCTGTGATTGTTACTGCAAATGTAGGCATACCATAGTTTTTAAAGAAACTGTTATTATATCTTGCACGGGACAAATCTCCCGCTACTGCAGCTAATGAACCTACAATAGGAGGCCTTCCATAATAATTAGTTCCAGGAGCATATTCCTGTGTCCATAGTAATTCATTTGCTTTTTCTTTTTCAGGTAAAGTATTGTATTCACAGATTTCACCTGTGTCTGCATGCACATCTACCTGTTCGCCATAATATGTTCCACCATATATGACAAACCAGACGGTTTTTGTACCTATTTTTTGCTGTACACGATACCCATCCGCCGCACGGCGAAGAGTATGTGCTGGAATATGTGCTAAGTTTATCACCTGAGAGTCACTAGTACTCTCACGTATAACCTCAATAGCACCATAACCTATTGCTCTACGGTCAAACATTCGCAGGTATAATAAAGTATTAATAGATGGCTTAATATTATCCAAAAATTCTTCAACAAGAGGATTATCAAATATTTCCTCGTTTCCTTCTTCTTTTGGTTGGAAACTGTAATTTAATCCTGAACTGTCACGGGCAACTACATCTACACAATTTCTATGATAACTGTTCAAATCAAGTACATCAATTAATTTTTTGGGATCATATTTCGGTGCAAGAATATAATCTCCATATGCCCAGTCTTCTTCATGTACTTGTTTACTTCCATCAGCATCCATGTCTGCTTTTGCTGATATTTTGTATTCTTCTAGTATTGTGCGGTCTACCCATTCTCCAGTGTCGGTGACTATGAAACTTTCACTTTTTCGATTATTTTTCTTCATACTCTAATTCTCCTTCTTGGACGTTTCCAATGTCTAGCAGAACCTGTGCAAGCATCTACAATATCATCTGTTCCGCCATCTTTTCCAGTGAAAGAAACTAATTGATCCACTAATAATTGATTCCACGGTGCCTGAACAAGTAATATTTTACGGTCTTCTGCTAATGCTTCTAATTCAAAACTCCTAATATTTTTAGCTGTTTTCACTTTATCTCCTCGAATAGGGTAACCTTTTAATTCTTTCTCCTGACGGAATTTCTGTATTAATGTTTTACTTCCCGCTCCAGGTTCTTGTTCTATTTTGATACGGCAGGCTTTACCGTCATTTTTTGCGGTTTGCATGAAATGTTTTAACACGTCACGACTGGTGAACTTTCCATTAACAATGTCCAGGACGTACATGTATTCACCATCATAACTTGTTTTCATTCCTGCAGTTGCATCTCCATCATCACCACTAGCACCAAAATCCCAATATCTCAGTTCGGGCAAATCTTCGGGTACTTGTTGTGCGGGTATGGTGCAGGTTAATCTGCCAGTAACAGGGTCTTCAAACCATTCTCTTTTAAAGATGTTTCCATCTCTTTCCTGTGGTTCGCCTTGATATATTGCATTGAATAAATAGCTACCCATTGATTTTTTTTCGGCCATTAACCAATTGTAATCTCTTTGTTCATCCCATAATACATCATTTAATTTTCTTCCTAACAGGTCGGTTTCTGGATTTGTACATATTGCTGGAATATTCAAATCAACCCATACATTAGGGTCAATACTTCCACCATTTCTTAAAATAGTGAATGCTTCATTAGCTGTGATGGTTGGTTCTATTTTACGGATAATTCCATGTAAATCATTTAAATGTAATCTTTGTGCAATTACAATCATTATTGGTGGTAAACCATTACTTCTTTTTTCTAATCTGCTTTTTGCAGTAGATTCGAACCAGTCCCGAAGTTTTGGTTGCAGGACTTTACTTTCTGCATCAGCAATATTTTTAATGGGATCATCAACTATGAATAATCCTGCACCAAAACCAAGTATTGCTCCCCCTGCACCTACAGCTAACATTTGTCCTCTGTATGGGTGGTCAATGTTGAATTTGTTTTTAGCTTTACTATCTGTGGCTAATTTTACATTGTAAGGTGATAGGTAGCCGTAATGGTTTATTACATTTTTTACTTGTCCCCCAAATTCACTTGCTAAGCCTTGTGAATATGAGCTTAAAATGATTTTATCATTTGGGAAATGTGCTAAAAAATAAGAAGCAAAGTTTTTTGAAATTAATGTGGATTTCCCATGTCTGGATGGGACACCCAGTAATATCTTTGATACTCTGCCTTGCAAAGCATATTGCAACAATTCAATAATTAATACATCAAAATTCCTCGGTTTCCAGAAACCATCGTTAATATAGACACTCCATCGACCGATACCCATAGGACCATGAAATTGTTCTTGTTCTGGTTTTGTTGCAATCATTTTTTATCCATTAATTTTTTCATGTATTCTAACTCATTTTCCATGAAACTATCACTTGTAAGATCTACTTCAACACGTTGATTAGTATCTACTTCTGCACCTAGATTGACTTCTGCATTTGTTTCTTTATTTTCAGTACTACGACCATATAGTAACCTGATGTTTTTAACTGCATTATCATAAGCCTTTGATGCTGAAGATACTGCATGAGCAACACTAGTTGCTTTTGATTCATCAGCTGAAGTATATCTTAAATCTTCAACTACTTCTTCAACAGCAGTTGCCAGGTCCTCACCAATTTTAATCAACCTATCTTCAGATTGAAGATATGCTTCTTCTTTCTGTTGTCTTCGCAAATTACTCAAATAATTATCATAAGCTCTTGTACGTTTCGTCCAATGCCATCGCTTGGACTGATTTTGCAACTGGTCATATGTAGGTATAGGGATAATATTTTCAGCAGAATCATTACTTTCTCGGTCCTTTTCAGTCATGGATTCTATTTTTTCTATGACTTTGGGTAGTTTTCTGCTTGCTCCTAGGTCTAGGTATACTTCAAACCATGCGAAGCTTTTGCTTGATTCTCCTTTTTGTCTTTCCCATGGTTTTGTCATTTTTTTTTCACCTCTTTTATTTTAGTATCATTGTGAGTATTCCGCTTCCTGCTATTGTTGCTAGGAATGCTATGACCCATTGTAGTACTTTTAATGTGGTAGTTAGTTGTGTTAGTGCTACAAGTATTTCTTGTATTTGTTCTTGGTCGTGTTGTATATCATCTCTGATTTCTTGTAGGTCTTGGTGTTTGTTGTCTAGTCGTGTTTCTATTTTGCTGATACGGGCTTCTTGAATACAATATGATTTAGTATTCTCTTCTTTCATCGTTTATCACATCTTGTGTTGGTATGTCTTTACTGAGGTATCCTACAAGACCCCCTAATGCAGCTGCCGCTAGTTCATTATTTTTAAAGTATAATGCTAGTATTGCAATACTTATTATTCCAACTATTAAGATTGTTTTGTTGTTTAATTCCATGTGTTTTTTCACCTCATTTTTTTTGTGTGGGATTGGAAAAAAATATGATGAATATGAATATATAAAAAAAAATTATTTTTTTAAAAAACGTTGAGGATGGGATTTGAACCCACGAGATATTACATCATTAGATTAGCAGTCTAACGCCCTACCAGACTAGGCTACCTCAACATTTGTTGGTGGAGGGAGTTGCACCCTCAACTTTTTATATTGGGTACTAAAAATTCATGTAATTTGAAAAAAAAAGCTACTACCAACATTTCTATCTTTTTTAAAAAAAGGAGGAATTATTTTTTTTATTTTTTTAAGGGAAATACACACCCGCAGTTTGTGCAATTATATTCTGCACGAGATTCATCCAAAACAGTTAAAGGGAGTTCAGGAAACTTAATATAACAAGATGTATTATGATTCATATAATGTTTTTCTTGTTTTTTCCTTTGTTTCCGCTTCCACCTACATTCTGGACATTCAATATTTGTATGTTTCATGTTTTTAAAAATTTTAGATTTCATGCTTATTTAATGTGATATTTTTTAACAAAATGACAATATGACAAAAAAAAATACAACTATTTTTTCCCTTTAAAAAAAATATTTTTTTTTAAACCCTCCTTCATAATATACTGTGAGCAATTAGAAAAATGGTCTTTTAAAAATCTTTTATGCTGTAAATTTTTAGACAATATTTCATACCAAAAAAAATAAGTCAATATCTTCAAACTACTTTTCTATTATATCTGCAACGTCTTCAGGTTATAGTGCCATTAACCTTTTTTTAATAAAGATTACAAAAAAAGTTCATTTACCCTAGGTAAATTAGTAAAATAAGTGTTTTTTTATTGGCTACAAAACAAACACCATACATCAACACACACCCCCAAAAAAAAGAAGTAAGAAAAAAAGAAAAAAGTAGAAAAAAAATGCAAAAATCAAAGAAAAAATCCCATTTTTACCAAAAAAAAGTGGAATTTTTAACCAAAAAAAATAAAGAAAAAAGTAGAAAAAAAATAGTAGGAAAAATAATTAATCAAATGATAGCCTAGAATCCACAATCCAATTATTAAACATAAATTCCGCTTCAATTTCCGTAACAGTACTAACATATAACTTATTATCCTCAAAAATCACAAACATCAAATAATCATTATATTTTAATGTAAACGGTTCCAGCTCATTAAAACACAATTTTATATCAGGATTATTAATAAACTCCTCAGTGAAACGTATATTCAAACCTGAAACATGTCCCTTATTATATCCCCCTTTATAATGTGGTAGTAACACATCATAAGAATAATCTTCGACATACTCTTTATTAATAAAATCAAGTATTTCCCGACTATTACCTTTCTCCTTACCATATTGTATCATAAAAACCTCTGCGGAGTCACTAGTCCTCCCTACAAAGAATTCATCAATTCCCAAATTTAAATCGCCAAACATCATATTTTCAGTTTCCCCCTTTTTGGTTTAATATTCAAAAAAATATACTCATTCTGAATCTTTTTATACTCCTTCCTCCAATTATGGCAAGTATGGCTGCCCAACCTGCCACTGCCTAAACCATATAATGTAGAATCTGGAAGCATACCTTTATATTTCTTCCTATATGTTCTACTATACCCCGCTTGTTGTTCTCTGCGGGCCTGTTTCCTACAGTAATTACTGCAGTACATTTGACGGTTGTGTGTTTTTGTGAATGGTTTTCCACACCATTTACATTTCCCCGCCATATTTTAACCTCTCCACTTGCTTAAAATATTTTTCTTCACTTCAAAAACAAGCATTGTGAAACTCATTATCCTCCCATCATACATTACTTTTTCCCGCCAAGTACTATACTCTACTAGGTATGTTCTACTTGCTGCTTTTTTGATTTCATTGCAAATTAATTTTTGAGGTATTTTCTCAAAATCAGAAATAGTTAAACGCAACTGCATATACATACATTTACTCATCTCATTTTTTTCATCCCTCATCTATTCCACACTCCATAATGGGTCTTTTTTAGTAATGTAATACCCATTTTCTTGTAAAACATCAATCATATCTGCAGATGTTCCAGGCAATATCTCAATTAATCTGTTAGTTTGTTTTTCGAAAATTAATATACATTCATCAATTTCTAGATAAACCGAACCTAATTGTAGATAACGGTTATGAGGTGGGTTGTCACCTACGGTGCGTTTAAAGTTTTCTGAAATATTTGGAGCGTTATAAATCCAATTAAGCACATTCCAACTTCTATCTGGTTCGAATTCCACGGCTACATACTCTGTAGACTGAACTTCTCCCATAAATTTGCTTATGCTCCCATCATCATTTAATCTAAAGAAATCCCTCATCTTTAAAGTTAAAGTGCCCTTCCCTTCTCCCTTAAACTTCGTCACATAAATACGAGACTTATTTCTAGGCCTCTCATTTTCCCATAAAATATGATCATAATAATTATGATTTAATACATGTATTACTATTTTTGTTTCATTTCCTTTAACTGGTTCATAATCCTTTGGTTTTTTCTTACATTCTATTATCATTTTAATTCCCCACCATTCTGGATTAATAATCTATATTAAATTTTTTTTGTGCTAATTAGTCCAGTTGCATATCTTGGAGATGGAAATCTCTCCTTAAATTATTTTTAATTATGTTTATAAATTCTTCTGTTGGTATTCCTGTTTTGTGTACCACTACATAGTCTATGCGCTTATCATAGCTTTTATAAGTTTTTATTATCTGATCAGTCATATTTTTTTCCACCATTAAATGTGAGGGTGGGGATTTGAACCCCAGAAAACCCTACGGTTAATAGATTCTAAGTCTATCCCTTTTGACCATACTCAGGCACCCTCACCTTTTGAATAAGGGGTTTTGGTTTTAAATCACTTTAACCCCCATCTTCATTAGATTCCTATTCCTCTATACTTTCAAATTCATCTTCAGCGATAATATAACCCAAACAACCAACTTTTCCATAATAAACTTTGGGTTTATTACTACCAAGTTCTGACATATCTCTACGGTCTAAAAAATTTCTACAAGCCCAATTACCAGCAAACAATCCTTTAAAAACCACATCATCAATATCCCATTCCTCTTCAATAACAAATTCTTTACCACCAATATTCTGATGGTCTATATCTTTTTTAATTATTCTTTTTTTATGCATATTTTCCCTCGTTTTACAGTTTTAAATAGGGGGTTTTGATTTAAATCGTTTTAACCCCCATCCTCTTTAGTTTGTTCTTATTTCGTTGAGTATTTCTATTATTAGTGTTAGTTCTGTTTCTGCTTGGATAATGGCTGTTTTATTATTGCTTTCTATTGCTTCTGTGTAGTGTTTATCTATTACTTCGTATAAGGTGTTACTGAGTTTTTGTAGTTTATTTTGTTTTGTTAATACTTGTTGTTTGGTTTTGTTGTAGCGTTCGTTTATTATTTTGAATTGTTTTTCGATTGGAGTGGTCATTTTTTTATTCATCCCCAACTTGTTATTAACTCATACTCCTCATGAGTTAATTCCTGTTTTAACCTTTCATCAAAACTTCTTACATCACCAGGATTATTCTCATCCCAACAAGACTCAATCTTTTGTGTTAATTTATTAATTTCTTCCTTATTCATTTTTATTGACCCTCCTGTTTATTTCAAAATATGGGCATTCTGTTTCACACATATAAGATTCATAAGGATGTCCTTCACTACACCAAACATCAGAACCCCAACCGCTTGATTTTTTACAATGTATACATTCTCTAATCATTTTTATTACTCCTCCTAGTAATTATACAATTTCTTTTACAATATAACATATCTTCACCTTAATATTCTTCTTAATTTTAAATCATTTAATCCCCTTGTTGGTATTTCAAATATAATCTGAAACAAAACAGTATCATCACATATATCAGGATAAATATTTCTTAACTCATGTTTCAACAAAGCAACATGCATATACCCTTCAAACCAAGCATGCTTCTCATTTAAATCTTTAAATCTTACCTCTTCAACTCTTCGCACTATTCGATGCAGGCAAAAAAGGCTTCCTTTAACTGTACATTCTACAATATCCCCTTTTTTCAATCCTTTATCAGATTTCCTTATTGTGGCCCTTTTTTCCATACTTCTTAAAGGTTCAAAGAAATACGGTTTAAATTCTAATGTTTTCATTTTTTATCCCCCTCATTTTATTTACATAGTTTTACTTCTTTTTTATCATCATCCACCACTATATTATGTTCTTTTAAATATGATTTTCCAAATAATTCTTCAGCATGTTTACATAACAGATAAGAATCAATTACTCCTTCAGCAGATATTATTCCTTTCTTCTTTAATTCATCAAGTATATCATTACAACTCATTTTTTGGATCTCCTTTTTATTCCGGACTGGTTGTCTTTGACTTGGTTCCGCTACACCATACTTACTTAACAGATAATCCTGCTTATACATCCTCACTGTTTCAATTGCCGTGTCTATAAGTAAACTCCATTTAAAACTCTCATGCTTATCTCTTAATACCTCATGCCATACATCCTTCATGATTCCACCTTTTCTAAAACAGTAAATCTGCCATTACTACGACGCCTAACATGATCTTCACACCTGATACGATTTATAAATTTCTCTCTCCTATAACTAGTCAAACCATACTGCTCCTGCAACCTACAAACACCAACACTTAAATTCTCAAGATAATCTTTCCTGAATTTCTGATACTTTTCCTCATCCTTACTAACATCATAATCAGTTTCAACAATATTAAAAACTACTTTACCCATATCCTCACCAACACACAATATCTAATTTTTCAAAAACATTATAACCCAAATCAGTTAAACGTACCTCTTTTCTTCTTTTAGTATCTGGATCAACATACTCCAGTAAACCTTTATCAATCAAATCATACACTGCATGATAAGTTGAACTTGTACAATACTTCCCTTTCTTTTCTCCTAATTTACATATTTGAGAAATTTCTTTTTGTGCCAATTCCATGAATACTTTTTTTCGTAATCTTCCCAGTTTCACAAACTGAGCCAAAATTACCAAATCATCAGCCATACACACATCACCTTATAATATATGAATAGTGATATTATTTCACTCCTTCAGCATAGTTTACTAAGTTTAATCCTTCATTAATTACACAACCCACCAATACATCAAAAGACACTTGTTGTTGTTTGCTAATATTCTTCAGCTGATTTTTCCCAACAAAACCTAAACGTTCATGTATACGATAAACTGTATCCATTGCATTACCATATTCATCATTATCTTGTTTTTCATTTTTTAATCTCTCTTCACGTATTTTACATAATTGTGATTCCAAAACATTTATTTCATCCTGATGTTTTGCAATTTTTTTTCTTAGTTCTGTTTCTTTATCATCAGACAATCCTATTGCTTTTCTCAACTGTTCTTCGACAAATTCGCTTCTGCTTTGAGGTAATTTTTCTTTTGCTTGTTCCCATATTATGGAATCAATTGTTAATGTTACTGATTTTTTCATAATGTTTGCACTCCATTTAAAAAAAATTATATGTAAACTTTAAAGTTTACATTTTCAAATTGATTCTGTTGCTGTTTACATTTGTTTACATTTGTACACTTGTTTACACATGTGGATTTCCACAGGTTCCTCGCTAGAATGTAAACCTTCAAGTTTACCCAAAAGTTGATCACGCTCCATCTCCAAAGCAATCAAATCAAGCTTCACCTCACGAATTTCCTTATCCAACTCCATAATCTCAAACTCCAATCTCCCTTTTGATGAAAGCAACGTATTTAACCCCACTTCCACAGCAGAACGAACAGAAATATTATGCTTCTCCAAAAGCTTCTTGCAACGACTAGTAACCTTAGCAGAAACAGTTTCAGGAAAATCAACACTCTTCATAAAATAATCACCTCAAAATCTTTTTAGCTTCCAGTATATGTTTACACTCATGTTTACGGTAGTGAAAGTCTTCACAGCTACACCACCAACCATCCACATCATCATAATTCACAGTATTACTACCAGTACTGCCTGATGCTTTAAATTGTGCGAAAACTAATTCCACACAAACAGGATTATTGGAGGTTATGCTTTAGCCTCCTTCTCCTGTTTTTTAAACCATTCGAAAACAGCTTTACTTTCAACTTCATCGATTTCTTTCTTTTTAAGCATATTCCTACGAGTGAGATTAATCCTTACTGGAGTGATTGGTATTGTACTGTCTTTTTTATGAATATGTGCTTTTATTTTGTTTAAAACCTCATCCACATCCACTTCTTTTTTAGATGTATTAGTTTCCTTTTTTACACCCGCATTATTAGTGTTTGAATCTACAATATCCTTCTCCATAATAAGAAACATATTCATTAGTAAATACCTTTTCAAATAAGTAATATAAGCACCAGTAGACTGAATTTTATTAGTACCCCTGTTAATTGCTTCAAGTTCAGGGAACGGTACCCTGATACTAACCTCACCTTTCTCAGGATTCCAATCTTTTAACTTTAACACACCATGCTCAGTAAAACTAAACATGATGGTTGTTTCATATTTAATAGTTAAAGGTATGATTTTTTGAAGAAGATCCTCCAACTCAAAATAATCATACTTCTGAAACTTATTCTCCCCACTCTTACTAAATGAAGTATTCATTACTTCTTCCTGTATCCTAGCTAATTTTTCATAAATACTCATACTACCTATATTATGACTTAAATCATGAACTTCACTCATATAATACCCCCATCATCTAAATCATGGTATTCATCATCAATACTGTAATACTCATCATCCTGCAACTCACCAATTATTTCAAGCACTTTAGATTCACTAATATTTTCTAAAGATGCTTGAGAGTGTGGAATGAAACCTTTTGACACCCAGTATTCATGATACTGGATTTCACCACCACACAGTTCCTGTAAAGTATTCATAATATCACGTGTTTTCTCATAATCCCTATCATGAAAAACAATTACAGATAAGAAAACACCATGTAAGTTTCCATGAGCAGAAATATGCCCGCCCATTTTTTCAACAATTTCCAATGCCTGATTGTAAAACTTGTTTTGCTGATCATAAGTAATCATACTAAACACCCATTATAATAGGGATCCATTTGTCCCACAATACAGAATGCAAAAATGAATAATAAAATTATTAAAATTATTCCTTTTGCAAAGATTATTTCAACTTCATATTTTTCTCTCCAGGACACTTTTTTATGAAGTCTAACTGGAGTAGGTTTATTGTTGAAGAGACTCATAATTGAGCCTCCAACACTTTATACTTAACTTCTTTTTTCATACCAGGAGTATTAAGGAAATCTTTCAATTCCCTTAATCTGCTTTGTTCTTCAACATACTCCGCATATTCAGCATATAATGTTTCGAACAATTCTCTTTGTTCAGGATATTCCTGTGCTAGAAATACGAACAGTTCATCTATTTCACAGTAATCTTTGTACTGTGACTGGTTTATACGATATAACGCATTACCAATCTTGTTTTCATTTTTCCAGAATTCAGGAGTGAACATTCATTTACCCCCGTAAGCTAGTTCACCTGCACGAGCAAACTCCAACATTTGCTCATCAGACAATTCATAGATTTGAAATTGCTTATATTCATCAGCCAACCTATGATCTATTTCTTCCTGGGTTTCATAATCCTCAGACAATAATATCTGTTCAAGATAATCAAACTCGACCTCATCTTCAGGTGGAGTAATCGTATACATTGAGTTGTTGTATTTGCAACTCATACGCCTACACTCCTGAATTTTTGTAGTCCTTCTTTGAGGATTTTATTTTCCTCTTGAAGTGTTTTTGCTTTTAAAAATACATGTTCAATTTCTTCCTGGGAAAGAACTCTCCCAAAAACTTCAATCTTATTCTTATCCATATTACCAACTCGTGGATTTTTTAGAAGATCTTCTTCAGAGTTGCCGCTCTGATTTTTTCTTCTTCAAATAACTATTATACTTAATAGTATATAAAGGTTATTATATTTACCTTTATTAAAGGTAAATATATATACTGCAAAACAGAATATATTATATAAGAAATATAAAAATGGAGGTATGCCTATTTTAGAATATACAACAAAATTAAGTAAAGGCGGACCTAATTCTATTAGGTCAATAGTCCCCCAAGATGTGATAAAATTATTAGAATTAGAACTAGGGGATTCATTACATTGGATTGTAAATATTGATGAAGGAATAACTGTATCTATTGAAAAAGCTGAAAAATAATCAGTTAATCCTTCACAAATATTTTTAGTAAATATTAAATATCTTTTTTTATAATAAATAGTATTGGTTACTAAAATTTTTATCAACTCGTGGTATCTATTTTTTGTAGCCTCTAGTTTTTGAGAGGCGAGATGTTGCCGCATCACAGACCCCCTCATCAACTAGGAATTACATTTACTTATTTTGCATTTAATTGTTCTTCTATTTTATTTCCATACTATTAAGTCTATTTTATTACTCATTAATTAATCATCCAATAAATCAGGATTATTAGAATTATGTTTACTAATAACTTTTTTACCCAATTGACTTTCTAAATCTTTTCTTGCATTACCTGCAACATTCCCTCCGCGTTTTGCAACATGCTTACTTTCATTTAAACCTTTAGGATTTTCATTACGACTAATTTCAGTAGTAGCTACCTCAGCTAACATGTTTAAAACCAATTCTGTATTAGTCATATTATCTCTTAAACTTTCTTTTTTAAGGTTTTTATAATCTTTATATTCACGAGTAGTCATTCCAGACCATGCTTTACTAACTTCATTAGTTAATATTGCATATTCAATACCCTCATCAATTCCACTTTTATTCCACTCATTTGTTAAATCTTTTCTTATTTCAATACTTCTTAATCTTTGATTAATCCATTCCTCAGAGTATCCTTTATTACGATAAGTATTTATTGCTCTTTCAATAGCTTGTTCTGGGTCTGCTATTTCATCAAGTCTTTCTTTTCCTAATTGTGCTAACCATTGTTTGAACGGTTCTGCTTTAGGTGAGGGTATTGATTGAATAATTCTTAATAATTGTTTGGTAGTTGCTACATCTGTTAACCTTAATTTACCATCAGCTGCAAGCATTTTCAACCTGTTACAATTTGTAACACTTTCCCCACCTTCCTCTTTTAAACGAGATTTTAAAGTCCTCCAATATTGAGAAGGATTTTTACTTTCTGTAAGTACAGCTATAACATCAATTACTGAAAAATAGTAATCTTCTATTTTAGAATCCCATTTGGTTCTTATTTGACGGTTTTGAAAAAGTTTAATTTCATTTTTATTAGTCAATGTTATTAACCCCTATTTTTTTTACCTGATTTAGTTTAAGAAATTTTCATTATTTACAAGCCATATTATTTTTTTATTCTTTAGTAAATGATTTCATTATATAATTCTCATTATCTACTTTCGCCCATTCTCGTTTCTTCTTTTTAGATTTCTTTTTATTGTTCTTCTTAGCAACCATAATTTATATTATACTATGTAAGTTACTAATATTAAAATACTTAATATTATACTCCCAATAAAACAATAAAAACCATATTGTAAATCCTTACTTTTACTATTCAATAAACTTAAATTATGGTTAATAGTGTTTTCATAAGCTCCTAATGATTCTGAAACATATTCCTCCTCGGAATAATCATATTCATAACATTTTTTAATAAATTCCACATTTGGATAATATTTAAATTTTTTTAGGATTGTTGGTTTGATGAAACATATTAATGATCCAAAATAACATGCCAATATAAATAAACATAATACCCATTTTACCATGTTATTTATTGATGGTAGGAAAAAGTTAACTTGTAATGCAAGCATTGCACTAATTAAAGTAATCATTTTCATTGCTTTATCATCAAGTTGTTTATTTGTATCTTCAATTATTTTATAAGCTGATTCCATTTGAGTAATATAAACACTATCATCCATATTATAAATCGCCCCACATATTATTTTTTGTTGGATTCTTCAATTATGGTTCTTGTTTTTATATTTATGTTATAAGTTAATATAAATGTTTCTATTCAAAAAATAAACCTTAAAAATACAGTATATTCAATGAAAATAATGAAACACTAAACATTATTCAGTATGAAAAAATGAAACGCATTGTGTTCTAAATTTTGGTGTTTAATTAGTTTTGTGAACTGTTAGGTTATTGTTCATTTTTATAATGAATATTTTTTTATCTTTTTTTGTTATTAAAATGTATTGATATTTTTAATTAAAAAAATAGAAACCTTTATATACTATGCAGTACAATATAATAATAGAAATACAAGGAGGTGAAAAGTTGTCAGAATCAGAGGCAATAAAAATCATAATATTGTCTTTGAGTATAATCCTAGAAATACTCAAAAGACAAAAACACAAGTAGGAGGTTAACCCCCTCTTACAATTATTATATTTTTTATTGCTTCTTATATAAATTTTTCTTAAAAAGGAGGTGAAAAACAAAATGACAATACTAAGTACAATAATCATAATACTATTAATCATATTAGCAATACTAATCTACATTAATAGAAACCAAAAATATACTTGGATAAGTTTAATAATATGGTTGGTTATTTTAATAAGTTTCATCTACGAAACATTAATCTAACCTCCCCCATATTTTTTTTATATTATAAGCCAAAAAAAAGGAAGATGATAAAAAATGACTGACTACACCAGCATAAGAATAAAAAAAGAAATAGCCGAAAAAATACAATTAATAAAAATACAAAACAACTGCAAATCACTAAACGAAACACTAGAACAACTAATACCAAAAACAGTAAACGAAAACTACGAATTCATAAAAGAACAACCAATATTCACAATAAACAACACACCCATAACATTCACAGACCTGAAAAACAACAATACAGGCAAAACATGGGGAAACGAAAAACAAAACGCAACAATAATATTTAAAGACCAACAGGGAGCATTTATAAGATTCAATGATGAAGATGAAGTATTCCTAGAATACTACCACTTCATCTAAAACCATCATCTATTTTTAAACAAAAGCAAGATTTAACTCAGGAATATAACATTATTCACATGACTCTTCTGTAAACTATTACTTACTGCTTTATTATGAACAAGCACAACAATTAAAGTATTTAACTCAATCAACTTAGAAGTAACATTAATAGTAATATTAATCTTCTTAATACTCATTAAACTACTTCTATCAAATCCAAATAACTTAGAAGCATTTAAAAACTCAAAAGCACAAGGAATTCCATTTTTATCAAAATCAACAATAACATTATCAGTTAACTCCAAAGAATAATCATAATCATATTCTTCAGCATAATATAATATTAAAGCATCACATTCAAGATCATAATTTTTATTCAAAGGTCTACCTGTACTCATTTTCTCCAATCCTCCTACTAGATTTAGCTTCATATGTAGTTATCATTTTCAAAGATTTAAAATCATTACAAAAACTATTGATTATCCTTATGATACAAATCCAAAAATACTAACTTATAAATTCCTTTACCTTGATCTTCCTCATCATCACTAAGAAAAAAAGCATAAGATAATCTAAAAGGAGAGACATAAACTTCTCTTGTTCCTTTTCTATTACTCTTCATTGTTTTGCCGATTTCGGGATTCTGACTTATTTTGACAATCTGTTTTTTAACCTTGATTTTATAAGAGTTATCAATTTTCCTAAATATTTTTTCAAAGTTACAATCATATTTAACTTTAATTTTTTCTTTATCTACCATGTCTCTAACTCTTTGAGAAAATCATCTACAGATACCCAGTCTTTATCATCATTTTCAACCCTATCTATGGCAGCATTTGTTCTCTCAATAAAACACTCATCATCAGTATCATGAATAAATTTTCCTAAAACCCTAATAGAATTATCTTCTTTAATATACTCATCATTATATACTACAGGCTCAAATTTAAATGTGTTAATAGATTTTTGAATGCTAACAACAGGAGGAGTCAT